CCCCGCACCGCTTCGGGCCACGACGAATAGACCCGCTCGAGCTCCGCCGGGGAGCGGAAACGTTCGGCGCTCGGCGCGGCCGCATCGGCTTCCCCGAGGGTCCCGACGGTCTTGCCGAGCGCGACGGCGCGGAGGACGGCGTGGACGGCCCGGTCGTCGGTGTCCAGGAAGGTGGCGTCGTCGAGCGCGGCCGGGGGCAGGCCGAGGCGCGCGGCGTCCCGGACCGCCGCGGCGGAATCGGGGGTGTGGGGTAGCATGCAGAATGAGAATAGCACGCCGACCCCATGACAGCCGGAAAGCCTTTATGAGGTAAAGAGATAGGCCGAAGAAGCCACGGCGGCGGCCTGCAAAAAACGGGACGAGAAAACGGGAAAAAGGCGGGTGAAGGGCTGGGAAACGACCAGAACGGGCGGGAGGCTTTAACCGGCTTCAAAGCGCTTCAAACGCTGATTTTATAAGGGTTTAGCGGGAACGGCCCCGCGACGATGCTTGAAGGAAGGGCCTCGAAAAGACCGCGAAAGCCGGAACCAATCCGGCGCGATAGAAAAAAGTCGGAACTGATATGAAAAACTCTATACACAATAAGGAAATAAACGCCATGTAAACCAGGATTGCAGGAAGAAAGCCGGAACCAAAAGCCGGAACTGCAATTTCGACGAAAGCCGGAACTATGCAGTTCCTAGCTGACGACCCTGAACGTCAACTAATTGCCTCATCCGATCAAGAAGCTCGCGAGATATTTCCTTATTCTCAGCTTCCAGTGCTCGTATTGTGTCTTCCATTTCAGCGATCTCTTTTTTTAAGACCTCGACTTCGGGGTCCTCTTTCGGCTGCGCGCCTTCCATCGAGCCGACGCCAAGAAGAAGCCAGTCCAGGCTAACGCCATATTTTCGGGCAACGGCCACCATGACCTTCCTGGACGGCTCGCGACCGCCGCGCTCTATCTCGGCGATGACCGTATGGGATAGGTCGATGGACGATGCGAAGTCTTTTTGGCTCAAGCCTGTCTTTGCGCGGAGTTCGCGGAATCGATCTGCTATCTCCTCGTTTTCGCTATCCACCAGTCACCCCTGCGTTAACAATAGAAACATTATGGGACAATTATTCTACTCACACAAGCATAATGTTGCTTGACAGTCTCAATATGTTGCCGTATAGTCTCCTTATGCGAGGGTGAAGAATCACCCGGTTAAACAAATTGCGAAGGTTATTCGCAATTTCAATGCAAAGGAGCCTTTTCGAGTATGGACCAAGCGACGGTAAAAATCAAGCCGGAGAAGGACAACTGGGAGTTCAAGGACTGGGACCGCCATGCCCGCGTCCTCTACCTCCTCCAGAGGAAGCGGAAAACCATCACCGAAATGTCCGAGGACATCGGCGAGCGGATCCAGCACGTGTCCACCTGCATCTGGGGAATCCCCGGACGGCGCATCCCCCGTATAGAAGAAAAGATCGCGGCCTACCTCGGCACGACCCGAGACGAACTCTTCGGGAAAGAGAAGGTCGCATGACATTCGATCGGTGGCCTACTGCCGACGATATAGCAGCAGCTCTATCAATCACGCCTCGCGGAGCGCGCAAGCGGGCGGCCCTTGAGAAATGGCCGTTCAAAAAGGCGACACTCCGGGGCGGGAAGCAGTACCGCTACCGCCTGGCCGACCTGCCGGAGGACGTGCAGATCGCCTACGCCGCCAGCTTGAAAACCTCGCTTGAAGACCTTCGCGCCCAGTTGAAACCCGCTTCCAAAGCCGAAAAGAAGATCAGCATCCCGCGCTATTCCGGGCGCGCCACCAAGACCCGCGACGTGAAGCCCCTGGAGGAAACCCCGGAAGCCCGCCTCCAGATCGCCGCCGTCCGCATGCAGGTCATCAAGGCCTGGTCGGCCTCGGGCCTCACCGTGCAGGACTTCGTCAAAGCCTACAACGCGGGCGTGGCCGTCCCCGACCTCCGGGAGAAGCTCGGCCCCCACGGCGACATATCGACCTTCCAGAGCTTCTATCGATGGCTCGCCAGCTACGAGAAGCACGGCCTCGCGGGCCTCGCCCCGCAGTACGCCGTCCGGCGCGGCGGCAACGGCGCCACCCTCACCGAGCAAGAGAAGGAATACGTGCGCGCCCTGTACCTGGACGAAAGCCGCCCGAGCTGCCGCACCGTGGAGCGCGACCTCCCGCAGTTCATCGGCCACGACGTGAGCTACTGGATCATCTATCGCTATCTGAAAGAGGAAATCCCCGCGTCGGTCAAGGCCTTCTACCGCGAAGGCGAGAAGAAGTACCACGACCGCTTCGACCCCTATATCTCCCGCGACTACTCCCTGTTCCGCTCCATGGAATGGGGCGTCTCCGACCACCACATGTTCGACTTCATGGTGACCCACGAGGGCCGCATCTTCCGCCCCTGGCTCACCGCCTTCATCGATATGCGGAGCCGCCTGGTGACCGGCTGGCACATCGACGTGATCCCGTCCAGCCTCACCATCCTCCGCGCCCTCGACCCGACCCTCCAGGAGTACGGACCCTTCGAGAACCTCCTTATCGATAACGGCAAGGACTTCAAGTGCATGTGGCTCGCCGGTACCACCTGGAAAGAGCGCCGCACGAAGCCCGACGACGAGTTCCTCTCCCTGGCCGAGGGCGTCTACCACGACTGCGGCTTCAACCTGCACTTCACCCAGCCCTATCGCGGGCAGTCAAAGCCTATCGAGCGCTTCTTCGGCACCGTGATCGAGCTGTTCAGTAAGCGCATGGAGACCTACGTGGGATCCAACACCGCCACCCGCCCGGACGAGGCCAAGCTCTACTGGGGCAAGATCGATGGCCGGGACAAGGTGCCCGTCACCCTCACCCTGGAGGACGTGCGCCGCGAGTTCGCCTCCTTCGTCGCCTGGTACAACGCCCAGTGGGAGCACTCCGGCGACGGCATGGACGGCAAGAGCCCGCTCCGCGTCTTCCAGGAGAACCTGACCGTCCGCCGCGTCATGCCCGAGCCCTTCCGCCTCTACGTCATGACCCGGCGCGAGAAGCGCACCGTCCAGCGGAACGGCGTCACCATCGACGGCATCGAGTACTTCACGCCCGAGATGATCCAGCACACCGGCGACCAGGTGGAAGTCCGGCGCGGCCTGGACGATGTGGGCAAGGTGAGCGTCTGGAAGCTCCCGGAGCGCACGTTCCTGTACTACGCCTACAACGACATCCTGCGCGACATGGGCGTCCCCGAGGAGAACGTCCGGCACCGAAAGCAAGCGGAGAAGGAACAAAGAAAGCTCGTCAAGCAAGATTCGGAGATCAGGGAAACCATTCGCAAGATACGAAAGCGCCCCGATCAGTTGCTCGCGGACGAAGCTCTTGCCGCCAATCCGCCCGCTTACCCCGAGGGCCAAATCATTCAGGTGGTAAACGGCGACGTGGCCCTCCCTGATGAGCAGGGGCGCGTCCCGCGCGGCGGCGTCCTCCAGCTGCACCCCGACCGGCCCGAGAAGCGGCGGCTCCGGCTCCCCACGGACCCGGACTAGACACGGCAATCCCCGCCCCGTGTGGGCGGTTTAGAACGACGGCATAAGGAGCGAACGAGTATGGAAAAGAAGGAGACCGAGTACAACGAGGAGCTGTACGCGCGGTTTTTCGAGCTGGTGGGAACGCCGGAAGAGAAGAAGCGCATCAGCCAGGCCAAGGCGGCGGCCGCCCTGGGCTACTCCTCGGGCGTCGTCAGCGCCTACAAGAGCCGGAGCTACAACGGCAACGTGAAGACCCTGGAGGAGAAGATCGAGGCGTGGCTCAAGCGCGAGGCGCGTCGCCTTGAGAAGGTGGACATCCCCACCGCCGAGACCTCCGTCATGGACCAGGTGCGCAAGGCCGCGACCATCGCCCAGGACGACGCGGACATCGCCGTGATCGTCGGCGACGCGGGAACCGGCAAGACCACGGCCCTCCGGCGCTACGAGGCGGAAAGCCACTCGGCCTTCCTGGTGGAGGTTGACCCGAGCTTTACGAAGAACGTGCTCGTGTCCGAGATCGCCCGCGTGATCGGCGTGGACCAGAAGGGCGGCATGACCGTGGTGATCGGACGCATCGTGGAAGCCCTGCGCGAGCGGGACGCCGTCCTCATCATCGACGAGGCCGACTACCTCTCCGACAGCTCCCTGGAGCTGGTGCGCCGCATCATCAACGACAAGGCCCGCACCGGCATCGTGCTCGCCGGGCTCCCGCGCCTGGAGTACAAGCTCCGCAACCTCCGCAACGACCACGAACAGCTCGCCAGCCGCGTCGGCGTCCTCCTCAAGGTGGGCCGCATGAAGCGCACGGACGCGGTGAAGATCCTCGGCGGCGTCTGGAAGGACCTCTCCAAGGAGACGGTGGACGCCTTCGTGAACGTGGCGGGCGGCTCCGTGCGCACGCTCACCAAGCTCATCGGCCGCGTGCACCAGGTCATGGGACTCAACCGGCTGGACGCCCCCGACGCCGACGTAGTCGCGGCCGCCGGTGAATTGCTGATGCGATAGGGAGGGAAACGATGCAGGGAATGATCTACCGGGCGGCCATCGCCGTCAAGGAAGCCGGGGAGCGCTGGGGAAGCTCGACGCTCATCCGGATGGGGCTCGCCCTCGGCGACTTCGCGCGCTCGCTCCGGATCAAGCGATCGTGAGCATGGGCGCCCCGAGGATGGAGCGGCGCATGAACCGCCGCAAGGCCAAGCAGGCGATCCGGGAGCTTTCCTCCTGGAACCTCCGGGCCGAAAACGAAGCGGCCGGGAATCCCTGGCAGGCCCCGGCCGCTGAAAAGATCGAGCACAGACAAGGTACCAAGCGGACGCGGTTCTGTCCATAACCGCCCGCGAACAAACGAACGAGCGCAAGGAGGATTTTCATGGCGCGACTGAAACCGAAGGTTGGGAAGATCGACACGCTGGAGGATGCGAACCTCGTCCTGAAGGAGATCGGCATCCTGGAACGGGAGCTTGAGGCCATCGACGCCGAAGCCCATAAGCAGATGGCCGAGATCAAGAGTGAGGCCGTCAAGGCCGGGGAGCCGATCCGCAAGCGGATCACCGACCTCTCCGCCCTGCTCGGCGCCTTCGCCGAGTACAACAAGGCCGACCTGTTCAAGGACAAGAAGACTGTGGAGCTGACTTTCGGCATCTTCGGCTATCGCAAGAGCACGTCCATCACCGTCCGCAAGACCACGGTGGACCTGCTCAAGAAGCTGAACCTGGTCCAGTACATCCGCATCAAGGAAGAGCCGGACAAGGAGGCCATGGCGAACATGGAGGACGAGCAGCTCGCCCAGGTGGACGCCGTGCGGAAGGTCAAGGATGACTTCTTCTGCGAGGCGGACAAGGAAGAGGTGAACAAGGACATGCTCAAGGAGCAGATCGCCTAGGCGGTCTCGAATCGAAGCGAAACGGCGGGCCGCGCGTGCGGCCCCGTCCGTCGTCCGAGGGCGGCGCCTCGGGCCTGATGAGCAGCCAAAGGAGCAAAGCGCGATGCGGATAGTCGGGATCCTGTTCGTAGTAGTCGTCACGGCGGCGCTCGCCGTGCTGGCCTTCGGGCCGTTCGTCCTGGACGAGCTGGCGGAGCGGAAGAAGCGCGCCGGGAAGGCCGCCGAATGACCGGCCTCCTCGTCGTCTGCGGCGTCGGCCTCTACGCGGTCGCGCTGTTCTTCGCATGGGCGCTCGTGCGCGTCGGCTCGCGCCCGATGCCTAAACCGGACGGGGCGGAGTGTGAGGACTGACCTCTTGCTCCAGGTGGAGGCGGCGGGGACCGTCGACGCCCGCGAGCTGACAGGGAAGATCACCGAGGCCCTCGCGGCCTTGGGCGGAATCCGGAGCGTGAAGCTCCTGGCGTCGCGGCCGCTGGCCGCCCCGCCGGGAGAGGCCCGGCAGCCGAAGAGCGAACGGCTGCCGGGCTAAGCCATTACGAAATAAGGAGCGTATCAAATGGGAGGGGACACGGTGAAAAGGGCACCGCACGTCATGATCACGAACAAGCGGAGCAAGATGAGCCTGATCCACATCGCCAAGGAAAAGTGCGGTCTGGATGAGGAGTCCTACCGCGCCTTACTTTCCGGCGCGGCGGGCATCGAGAGCGCCAAGGATATGGAGTGGGAAGACCAGTTCAGCGCCATCATGGACACCTTCGAGCAGCTGGGATTCCAGAGCTGGAAGAAGGAAGGGAAGACCAATTCCCGCCCCCGATGGACCGACGAATGGGCCTGCAAACCGGGCCAGCGGGCCAAGATCGAAGTCATGTGGAAGACCTGCGCCCGCAACAAGGACGAGGCCGCTTTGCGCGCCTTCATCCGCCGGATCGCGCACGTCGATTCCCCGCGCTTCCTGAATCCCGCCCTTGCGCGGAAGGTGATTCTCGCGCTGGAGAAGATGATGCTCGCCGAGGGCTATGACCCGGTATCAGGCGGGAGGCTCGCGAAATGAGGCGTTCCCGTTTACCCCCCCCCGCAGGTACGGCAGATGGTCTTGATTGAGGAAACGACCTACGGGCGAGCCCTTGAGCTGGCCGCCTGGCTCAAGGGGGAGATCGGCGCCCTGCGCGTCCGCGTTGACGCCCAGCGCGCCAACCTCCGCGAAGCCGAGGACTGCCTGCTCGAAGCGCGGGATATCCTCGCCCAGGCGCGACAAGAAGAGTTATTTAAGGACCGATGAATCGATGATAGGAACACTGCCTTCGAACTATTAAAGGAACTCCTCGGAACCGAAACCGCGTTGCGGGTGGCCGAGTCGTTTGCCGGTACCGCCTTGTACATCCCGAAGAGCGTCATCACGGCGGAACGGCACCGGCTGATCCGCAAGGAGTTCCGCGAAGGCGCATCCTATCGGGAACTTTCAATCCGGTACGGGTACTCGGACACCCATATCAGGTCTATTTGCAGGGCAAGGAGGGGGAGCGATGGCAACGGCCAAGGATGACGCCTACTACATGCAGAGGGCGCGGGCATGGATGCGCGCGGCCAACGTGCAGGACTTACGGATAGCCAAGGCCTTGATCAAGCCGATCATCAGCCTGTCAAGCCTGAAGGACTGCGAGAAGGTGACCATCTCGTCCGGCGACGTGAGTGCCGAACTGACCGCCGACACCTACAAGGGCGCCAAGGAAATCCAGCGCGGCATCAATCTGTTGATCAAGGCGGGGAAGCGCCGGTGAAGGTCTACGTATCCGGCCCGATGACGGGCATCGAGCATTTCAACCACCCGGCCTTTGAAGCCGCCTGCGAGATTCTGCGCCGGGCTGGATACGAGGCGGAGTCGCCGCACTGGGCGCCGGAGCTTGAAAGCTGGGAAGCCTACATGAGGCACGACCTTGCGCTTCTGCTCGGGTGCGACGCCATCGCCATGCTCCCAGGATGGGAACATTCGCGGGGCGCGCGGCTTGAACGGCTGGTTGCCGAGTCGGTGGGCCTACCTGTTTGGTACATCGATGAAGGCCGGATTATCCCGGCAAGTCTTTACGTGGTATAGTAAAGCGATACCACAAAAGGAGCGAGCGTATGAGCAGGAAAGAAGCGCAGGTGAATGCGTGGAACACCTTCCGGAGGGAGCTGTTCAAGTATGCCGAGGAGCACCCGGAGTACTCCCTGGACGATTTTAAGCTACAGCGGGTAGACGTGGCCTTCAAGTGCTGGCGCGAGGCGAGGTCGGCAGAACGGGCCAAGAACTGGGATCTTGCTCGGGCGAAGTATTTGAAAGCGGTCGGGAGCCTTGAGCAGGCCGAGAAACTGATGGACGACCCCGCCGCCACCAAGCTGTTGTACCGACTCAAGGACGAGTACCAGAATTTCGCCATTCACCGGGACCCTGTTTACCGCATGAAGATCAAGCAACTGCTACGGACGATCAAGGACAATCCCGGTATCTTGCAAACCGAGGTCTACAAGGGAAACGACCGCGAAGGCGCTTCCTACGCCCTCTACTTTGCCGCGGCGGAAGGCTTGATCCGGCGAGAAGAAAAGGGCCGGTCTTACAAGCTCTTTTTCGTGAAGGATAAGGAGGACATGGATGCCTTCGGGAAGCTCGAAGACGACGAAGTAGACCAAGAGATCGTGGCTAAGGGCGGCAAGGGTTGCATGGTCGTCACTTTGGTCGTCATCGCCATAGTTATCGTAGTGATTATCAGTTCCTTCTGATCCTTGACAACGGCCCCCGCATAGGTTTATGGTAGGGATACCACAAATTACATGCGGGCCGAACCGCACCCGTTACATCGCGGCATTTTTTATGCCCAAATGGTTTTAGCAAAAATGGCGGTGTATCCGCCCCCCGAGTGTCGGGTACCCGCGAGGGCCCGGCGGCCTCATGTAAGCCGTGGTAACACTCGGGGTTTTTTATTGCCCTGAGACCAGAATTACATGGGAGGTGTTCTATGAACACAACCGAAGGCATGACGATCCGCCAGATCGCCGAGCTGTGCAACGTAGACCGAACAACGGTACTACGGTGGGTGCAAAAGTTGGAAGATGGTGCGATTCGCACCGAGGTCGGTGCAAAATGCACCGAGGCTCAAGACGCAAGAGAGCCGGCTCGCCTAAGCCTTGAAGCCGTTTTAGCTCTCATTCGCGCTGGCGGCCGTGATACTCTCGCCGATCTGCTGGCCGACAACGCCGCGCGGGCGGCCGCGCTCCCCGCGCCGGAAAATCAACTAACCATCGCATCCAAGTCCGGCCCTCATGAGTTGGCAGCCAAGGTTCAGGCTATGGGTGGGCCGCAACAGGTCATGACCTACGCCCTCATGGGGCGGGTATACCAGCTGTTCGCCAACTACCGCGAGGTGGACGTCAAGAGCATCTTTCATATCATGGAACTGGCCCTTGCCAAGAGCGAGCTTACCGGACAGTACATAATGGCCAAGGACGTGGCCCGCGCGCTGCGCGACGGTACCGGCACGAAGACAATGAGCGAAAGCTACATCGAGCGGAAGGTAACCGAGATTCGCGTCCTCATCGAGGAGTTCGGTTTCGTTCCGACCATGACCCGCCTCCCCAACGGCGACTATAAGGCCGTTCCCACGGGAAAGGAGGCCG